TGTCCTAACCTCTCAAATAAGTGACTTAATCTTGCTTCTGCTTCTTCTTTAGTCATTTTATATAAATCGTTCATTTTGGTTCTCCTATTCTACTTCAAATACAATAAAAATCAGTACCAAGAAGCATAATGAAATACCGCTTATAAATATTAAATCGTTCATTCCAATATCTCCTTTATCTGCTTACGTTCTTCTTCTGTTAGGTCTTGCCAAATATCATTAACTATCTGTGCTAATGCTTCTTCAACGGTTTTTCTTGTAATGCAATCCATAGTTATATATCTTAAATTTGAATTGGCTCTAAATGTTACATTAAATCCTCTATTATCTTTTTCCCAATTTTCTATAATTACTTGTCCTTGTTTTGAAATTAGTTTGATAATAGCAATCTGTTTCTCTGCGGTGAAAGCTGGGTAATCCTCAAAACCCACTGCAATTGGGTAATCACCTCTTGCAATAGTTGTTTGTCTAACTTTTTTAATTCCTGCATTCTCATACATCTTTTCTACTTCGTTCATTTAGTCCTCCAATACCCATTCATAAATATTTGCGGGTACAAATATCTCGAACGCACCCAGTTCATCTATTTTATCGGTCTTTAACTTACATTCTTCAATAGGCGTAAATTCGTCCATTCCTGATGTGTATATACCCTTTTTTGTAAGTATAAAAAACGGTTCTTTTGGTGAGTTTTCCGATACTCTTTTATAATCTTTTAACCTTAAAATATCACCGTAAAAAATTATTTGTCCGTTACAATCTTTGTATTTGCTTTCTTCTGTTTTCACTTTTCATTCTCCTGCATTAGTTTTAAAATCTCTTGTGCTACATAATACCTTTTGTACATTTGGCATATTTCCTTGATTTTTTCAATCAATTCCGCTTCATACCACGTTTGCTCGTTGCCGTTATAATCCTTTGTTCGCCACATTCTTAAACCTCTCATTTATCGCATCCACATAAGGCTTTATCTGCATATTTTTTCTAATAAATTATTGATAACATCAACTAAACAAATGATGCCAAAAGTAAATACTAATCCTAAAATTGTTTCCATTGTTATATCTCCTGTTTGTTTATCTCTGCAAATTTAACTTTACTTGGTTGCCAGCACATATCAATATCTCTATTGTTAATGCCGCCTCTGTTCTTCCTAATAAGAAGCTCAGCTGTACCTCTGGAAGCTGGGTCATCTGGGTAGTAGTATTCATTCCTGTAAAGGAAGGTAACTACATCCGCATCCTGTTCTATAGCCCCAGACTCTCTCAGGTCTGAGAGCATAGGACGTTTATTCTCCCTGCTCTCTAACCCTCTTGACAGTTGGGATAGGACGATAATCGGTACTTGGTATTTAATAGCAAGAGACTTGAGGTCACGACTCATCTCAGCTACCTCCACTTCCCTATTCTTAGAGTTCTTGCCCATTGGAGTTAATAGCTGTAGGTAATCAACTACAACCAAATCACAACTGCCTTTAGCGGATTGTAAGTTAATAATTGATAACTCTATATCAGATACTCTGCAAGGTGTCTTTGTCTCGATGAACAACTTGAGGTTATCCAGATAGCTCACCTGTTCGGATACCTTCATAATATCATCATCTGTTATAGTCCCTGAGTTCATGCGGTTAACATCTACGTTAGCTCTGCTAAACAGCATCCGTTGTGCATACTCTTTTCTGCTCATCTCTAAAGATATAAAGAGTACGTTATAAGATTGAGCAACGTGTTCAGCTACGTTCATTACAAAAGAACTCTTGCCCATTGAAGGACGAGCTCCTACGATATACAGCTTACCTTTTTGTAAACCTCCGATATAATAGTTGAGACTAGGAAAGCCAGTATCTAAACCAATGCATCCTTTTTGTTTAGCTTCTATCATATCAACTACTACATCCTCAACTCCGTCTGCTATTGAATGAAGCTCATCTCCTTCCATATTACCAGAGACTACGCTGGATATCTTACTGCAATAATCCATGCAAACTTTATTGACATCTGCCGAGCTTTCTAACTCCTGTTTGAAGTCATCAACCATGCCAGATATTTTCTTAAAGGTAACTTGATTAAGAACCGCTTCAACCACTTGGTTAGTTAGTCTTGAATGAGGAGCATTAAGAGCTAAGTCATTAATAACTGCCCTGCCTCCTATCTCTTTAAGCTTACCTGTATTAAGAAGTCTGTTAGAAACAGTCACGATATCTATATCAACTCCTAAGTTGTAGAGTTCTACAATAGCTTTGTATATCTCTTTGTAGACTCCCTTAGGTAGAGTGTCTACTGTAACTTTGGTTGTGATATAAGGTATCTTTTTGCTATCTGTTAAACAAATACCCAGCAAATCTTTGTATGTATCGTCCGTTGTTTCCATTAACTATATTCCTCCTGCTCTAATACCGATACCGTATTACATACCACATACATGATATCAATCGGTTGGTTATTAGATATATACCTGCGGTACTGTATCCTGCCTGTACAAATAACATTGCATCCATCGTACAATTCGTTGTATACATATTCGGCTACAGCTCCGTAACATATGCACCGTACTATTGTCTTTACCATTGTAGATTTACCAGGTGAATAAACCATATTCAATAACTTGAACTTGCATGTTGTTAACTCTTTATCAAGTTCGCTGTTAATCTCTCCGCTTATTTTACCTGATATAATTACTTGGTTCATTTGTACACTTCCCTGCTAATCTTATCGAACTTGTACTTCAAGTCCGCTATTCTACTTTCTTCTATCTCACCGTACTCAAGAGACGTTTGGAATTGCCTTATAACATTCTGCATGTCCCTCTTTAATGTTGGTGTACGCTTCTCTAATGTGTACCATTGTTTAATTACGCTGTCGAAGTATCCTTCAAAACTCATGTTTGTCTCCTTTCTTTTGGAAACGTACTTGCCTGGAGGATGGCGGCTCCAGGACTTGATGGATAGATATCAGATTTTAGTTAGCTCGTATTCAACTTTAGATTACTTTGCCATCGTATTACACTTAGTACGTTTCAATTCTTTTACTTCCTTTTCTAATTCTTCTATACGCTGTGCCATAAGCTCAGCTCTTGTACCTACCAGCTTCTTCATATACACATTCATGATATGAGTTATAACTGTAGTCTTTTCAATAAACATTTCGTTAGCTATTTCCAAATAGCTCAAACCTTTAAGAAGGTATTTATATATCTCTTCCTCTTTAGCTGTTAACTTTGTGTTCATCTAACTCTTCCTTTAAAACTTCTTTAATAAACCTACGACTCAATGCAAACTGACACTTGCCATATGGTATGTATTGGTTTATCTTAATAAACTCATCCAACTTGACGCAAGCTTTGTTAACGACATCAATTCCATACTTGCTAACCAGGTTGTCATATGAAACCTTTGGAACCTGGAATAAATCAAAACCTATTGTTGCTCCGTTAACATTAGGTTCTCGCATTGTATACTTGCGTTTGGTTGGTGATATCTCTTCGAGCTTCACTCTTAAATCATACACATAAATTATTAAATCGTTAATCAAATATCTTAATGCTTTTAACTCGTCTTCTACTTTCATTCCTTTACCCTTTTAAAAGAAAAAAGGGAGAGCTTGTACCACCCTCCCTTATAGTGATACGATACAACATAATGAATTGGGCATTATGTTATAAAATCTATTTCAAGATAGATGTTCCGAACTTCTCTACTAAGAACTTAACCTCACTGTCATAAGCTCTTAGCTCTGGCGTAAGCCTTTGAACGTATTGCCTTGCTTTCCATTCGGTATCTATCTTACTATCAAACTTAAGGCTCTTATCGTCTGCTGGATGTGTTCTATAGTAAGCATTCTCAACCCAGCCTATTAAACTCTTGTAACATGATATCGGTTTATCTATACCCTTCTTGATAATCCAATCATTAAGTATCTTAATACATGCTTCTGTTTTATCTTTACCCCATAACCAAATTAGTTTTGTGTACTGCCCCTGAGATAACTTTACCTTGTCGAATATTACCATTTCATATTCTGGTATCTTAATGTTTTGTATCATGTAATATATCTCTTTGCAATCCTTATCAGGTAACGTTGCAATGTATCCAAGTAAGATATCTTTGTTACTTCTTCTCACGAGTAATCCACCTTATAAACTTTCCTATCAGACCGTTGTCATCAACTATTCTTATGCCATCTATAAATGGCTCCAGATGTTTTCTAAAGAACTTTCTAAACCCTTGATAGCTAAAGAAGTTAAACTGATAATCATATAACTTCAAAACACTTATATCTGGTTTAGCTTTCTTTGCTACAATCACTTGGTAATACTCACCGCCAAGCATCTCGTTAAAACTCTCATCCTCTATGATATACATTAACCCCCCTCAACTCCTATCATTATTAGGACAGCCCCAAGAATTACTGCTGTAAACCCCATGGCAATAACCGAAGCCCTAAAGAATAAATCTAACACTCTCTAACCTCCTTTGTAAATGGGTAGGACATTACATCCTACCCTTTTGTATTAATGCACCAGTGGTCCACGCACAAATGTTTTCAATAGGAATTGTAAGACCTGCTTCATCACACGCTTGAGATATCTTGGTATAAGTAGCAATGATGTCTGCAATATACTCATCCATATTAAAATCCTTTTTGACTACCGGCTGA